ATACTTGCCCCTGCGCGGCGTTGTTAAGGGCGGCGTTCTGCTGCCCCTGCGAAAACTGCTGCTGCTGCGCAGCGTTGGCAAAGTTACCCTGCGTCGTCGTTTCGCCGACCTGCTGCTGCCGAGTACCAAGCGCCTGCCCGTACCCCTGCTGCTGCGCGGCAAGGCCCTGCTGATACGCGTTGTTCTGCGCCTGCCCGTACGCATCCGTCTTGCTGCGGTTGAAGTTGTCCAACTCGCGCCGGTACGCGTCGCTGTTCTCCGAAATACCGGAGTTGGCGAGACGTGCTTTAAAGTCACTCTCCTGCTGCGCGTACTGCGGATCGAGCCGCGCCGCTGCCGCCTGATACGCGCTGTTGCTGGCCTGCTGCGCGGCTTGATTGAAGTCGCCCGGCTGGAACTGCTGCCCGTAGTTGAGCGAGCCTTGCACCTGCCCGGCCTGCACCCCGCGCGTTACGTCGCCAGCGCCGGCGATGGACGTAGCATACTGCCCGCCCTGTACACCGTTCTGTATATTACCCGCATTGGCGACTTGGTTCTGGTACGTGCCACCCTGTACGTTCGACGTGACACCGCCCGCACCGGCAATCTGGTTCTGCACACCGCCGGCCTGCACGTTCGAGGACAGCGGGCCGGCGGTGCCAAAGCTGGATTGAATAGCGCCACCAGCGTTGTATCCGGACTGCACCTGCCCGGCGTTCTGTACCTGCGTCTGCGCTTGCGGGTTCTGCGTACCGTACTGTAGCTGCCCTGCCTGTACTCCGGTCTGCAACGGCGTCATACCATTGAAGTTGAAGTCTTGCCCCTGCGTCTGTGCGACCTTAGCGACATTAGACTGCGCCAGCCCGCCCAGCGATTGCGCGATCTGATTTTGCTGGTTGTACAGCGCCTGCTGTTCGGGCGAGTACGATTGCGTCTGTGCGTACTTCGGCGTACCGTCGCTGTTCGTACCGACTTGACTGTACGTAATGCTCCCTTGCGGGGTGTACTGGTCGATACGGTTTAGGTTGGCCTGCGTAATAGCAGCCTGCGTGTTGGCGGTCGCCTGCGCGTTCGCGGTCGCTACCGGATCGGGAGCGGCGGGCTGCGCCGGAGTGGACTTTTTACCCATTCAAACCCCCGAAAAACCGGCATTCTTCCGCCAGTAGCCCATAAATCAGGGCGTCCTTTTCACCGTCATATCCCTTTCGGATATTACCTTCAAGCACGAAGTTTAAAGCCTCTAGGAAGGTCCTAGCTTTAGTATTATTCTTACGCGTTATCGAAGTACACCTAGTACAGCCTAGTTGACCGAATACATACTGAAATACCGCTGCGCATACGTGCGGCTTCCACGCCATAGCCGTTTCTGACGCGCATGATATTTCACAGTTCACAGCGCGTACTCCGCTGTACGTTATGTTACTGACCACCACAGCGCCCATAAACTCGTTAGTATCCGAAAGGATAGCGAAGCCCTGACACTGAAACGGGTTAAACGTAACCCCGATCTTTTCGCGCAAGTACTCGCAAAGCATTGCGATCTTGTCACCGGCTGGTACAGCGTACATTAGATTAACAAGCCCCTAGTTTTCTGCATGACATACTGCGTCGCGTACCAGCGAAATGTCAAGCCTTGGAGCGAGGCCCGCAACCATAGCGATCCAGCGACGCCGCCCCGGTTAAGGGTGATGACAAAACGTTGAGTTCGCCCGTCATCCCCCCACATACCCGTATCCCACGCAGCTACATCCCACTCCGCGCCAGCCGAGGGCGCAAGTTGGTTTACGTAATCGGGCTGTTCTTCCGTGTAGTCCACGTTGAATTTACCCGATAGCGGGGGATCACCATCACAAGATACTAACAATGAAGCCCATTGGAAGTGCTTTTGCAGGAAGCCCATGCCCTGCCCGTCATCGTAGTAGTTGTACGCCTGCTTTACATCACAGCGCACAGGTGCGCCATCATCGAAACGGCCTTCATCCGCTAGTATAACGTACCCGTCGTAACGTCCAAAATACAAGCGTTTATTATATACGACAAAGCACAGGCCGTTCCAGTTAGTAAAGCGGCACCATGCGTTCGTTGTCGTATTCATTACAAAATGATAGTACTGCCCGCTGATCGCGGAAGTTGCCGGGACGTTTATTAACAGCCAACCGCCGCCACCGCTATACGCGGTCCCGCTCCAACCCGGAACGCCTGAGTTCATGCTGTACTGTGATAGATAACTACCAAGCTTTGACGTTATCGCGCTGTAGCCGGCCCCCGATACCCCCGCCGCTTGCGCATCGCCAGCCCGTCGTATTTCCGAAAAAGGTAACGCACCCTCTTCCGTCAATACAATAAGTTCGGTACCGTAATTGAGGGTGCATTTACTGCCTATGGGTGCGGCTGCATAATAGCGGCCCACCAAAGACCACGTATTGGCGTTCGAGGGATCATACCCCGCGTACACTATCATTTCGCCCTTATTCGTAATAAAGACGATATAGTCATTTGGGGTACTACCGTTGCCGCTTTCTGAAAACGACGCTATAGCAACTAAGTACCCGCCCCGCCGTGAAACCTGTGCGAGGTCGAAATACGATAGCGCGCCCTGTATCTGACCTACGGGCAGGTAATAGAAGCCCAGCTTATCGCGCTGTCCGAAGTACAAACGCGATTTAAACGAGAACACAAAGTTAAGCGTGTTTTGCGAACCCGTCATGCCGGTCATAGTCAGCGTGTTAAGCCCATCCGTACTGTACCGCCGGGGCTGATCGAAACCGTTGACAATAATCAGATGCTGCGCATTGTCGGCGGCATTGCTGAACATGGTAGTTATGACCATGTTACTTATGAGGCCGGTCGCAAGCTGCGAAGGGTTCGCCGTGCTTATGTCAAATATCTTACCGCCGGCCCATGCGAGCATTTTATCGCCTGCGGCTCCGGCGAATACCTCCAGTGACTGCACCGGCGCGCCTAGCGACGATATAGTGTATTTCTTACACCCCTTACGGCTATCAACCGACGCGGTACCGGGGAACATATTGTCCATTAAATATGCGTCTTTTACGTCCATAGACGCCAGCGGGTCGCGCCCGTTAAGGCCACCTATTGGGGCGGGTACGGTTATGGGCTGCGATGACTGCCCGGTATTTACGCGCGGCGAGGGGATCATACGCCGAACCCCGTATCGCGAACGTAGCCGGAGGTTATTCCGTCAAGCTGCCGCCGCCCGCCGATAGTGATTTCGCCCTGCGCCGTGTACTTGGCAAACTGCGTCTGTATCGTGTTGTTGTACTCTGCCAGTTCGGCGCTGTAGTCGAGGCCCTTAGCGCGACGAAAACGCCACTTTACGCCAAGTTCTACATACCGCTCCGGCACCTTGGCAACGTCGCCGTCATTGGTGTACAACGGCACGCTTGCACCGTTTGCGTCGCGTGCGAAGTCTTTCGAGTAGTACACGGCAACCATGCCAGTCGAACCAGTCGGGGCGGGCGTCATTTCGATGCCGGGGACGCCGAGCGGGTAAGTAACTCGGAAGCGCGCACGCCCCAAGCTGCTTAGCTTACCATACTTTAGCAGTTCCCAAAACTGCATTCCGGTGCTGCCCTTCAACTCATAGTATTGATTCTTATCGAACACAGACTGCGGAGCTAGTACACGGAAGTCCGGGGGCCATAGATATACAGCCTGTCCCGCCACTGTAGGGAAGGAATACTCGACTTCCAACTGTGGCCAACTAAACATTTCGGACAGCGCGCGAAGTTCGCCGTTAGCTATGGCGAAAATCTGCTGCGCGGTCGCATCGCTGTTACTAGCGATTGTGCTTAGTACCGGCCAACCTGTCTCGGCTAGCACGTTCTTACAGATACTAAGCAATGACATTTAAATGTCTCCCTCATAAAAAGGGCGGGAGCCGAAGCCCCCGCCCTAATAGTACTCGGGATGGTCGCGCTTAGATGAGCGGGCGCGACGCGTTGTCGGGCTGCGTATTCTGCCCGGTTGCTTCCGCTGCGGCCTTCGCGCCGTCCTTGGCTTCGCCCTCGCTCGGGGTGAGCGGCGAAGCACTGCCGCCCGACATGTTGGCGAAGGGGTTCGGCTGACTGATCGTACCCGGCCCCAGCGGATCGTTGAGCATTGACGCGTTATTGCCCTGCTGCCCGCC